ATCTGTAATCTGTTAGATTGTTTTTAGTAAGTCTAGCTTCTTCTACTCTAGCTTCCTGAATCATTCCTCTGTTCTTTAAAATCTGAACAGCATCATCGTATCCATTGAAACGAGTTATTAAGTTTGGAAGTTGCATTCTAGCTTCAGCTAAGAAATGTTCTTTAGAGAATTTTCCCTCTTGAATTCCGTTATATTTTTCTTGTAAAGTTCTCATATTATTTATTTTCGTCTAAGTAATCAAACATTTTTGTGTGTGAAGGACGTTTAGGTCTTTCAACTGTTTTATAACCTAATTTTTCAGCTGTTTTAGTAGCTGTATTTTTACCTTGTCCTTTTTTAGAAAAAGCAAATGGAGTTGATGGTACTGCCATACCTGCTGTTGTTGACATTTCTGCCAATACTTCCTGTATTGCTTTTAGTACTTCTGATCTTTTCATAGATTTCTTAATTCATTTACTAATTCATAGTACTGCATTAATGAAACTAAATGATTATCATCTACTTTTTGTGTATTTTTTATAGGAATAATTACTTTTTGAATCTCTTCTAATTTAATTTTTACTACTTTATCAGTAATATTCTTTTTTAATTTAGAAATCTCTACTTGTAATTTAGTCATTTCTTCATTTACTACGTTTCTTAGTCTTGTAGAAGAGTTAACTGATACTATAAATTCCTTCAAGATGTTTTTCTGTTCTGGAAGTAAATCTTTATATTGGTGATTAAATTTCTCTAGTAATATTTTATATGTTAAAAGTCTTAAATCTTTATCATATTTAGAATACTCTTCAATTAAAGCATTTTTTACTTGACCGGCTGCTGTTTTACTTTGAGTTAAGTGCTCAAGTATTGTAGTTTTATTGTCAACAAATACATCTAGGTCTACAAGTTCTGCTGCATTTTGTGCTTCCATTAAACAATATAAAGCTGCTAGAGGCTTATATGCTTCTACCTTAATAGAAAAGAACTCCTCTAAATCGTAATGACTCTTAAGTTCTTTTATAAGCTCATATTTTTGCTTACTAAGAGATTTTGCATCTAGTTTTCTAGAAATCTCTACAATGGTGCTTAGTATTGATTCTGCTTTTTTAGGGCCAATGCCTTTATTTTTTAGTACAAAATCGTATAATTTAAACTCTCTTACTAGTGTTGTGTTTCCTGTATAAAATTTTCTTAGTACTGTCAATGCCGGGGAATCTCTTTTAGATAAGGTATCCGCTGCTATTTGCTTTACTAATAGTTCAAATATTAAGCCTGTGTTTTTATACTTACTGTGTTTAATACGCATCTTAGGTATGTCTTTGTTATAAATAGTGCTTAATTATCTAAATCTTTAATATTCTCTTCATTTAAGAGATCCGATTCTTTCTCTGCTTCTTCTTCAAAGATATTTTGCTTTTTAGGAATAAATATATTCTTGTTTCTAAGAAAAACTGACATTGTATTGTTTATGTTTTCTTTTACATTTTCATTATCACTTGGAAAGCCGCCTTTCATTCCTTGAACTCCTAGTCTATCTCTTCCTCCTACAGGGTCTGCATTTGTGCCTAGTATAGACATTTTCTCTCTAGGTCTTCCAGGTTTAGTTTCGTCATACCCTGCTGGTAATTCTCCTTGTTCTCTTCCGTATATTGAAGCTAAATCGTGAGGTGTTCCAAAAGACTGTCCTGTAGCTACTGGATCATTTCCTTCGTTTTCAATTTGAGATATTCTAAACTCTCTTTTAGCATCCTCTCTAATAAGTTCTCTCATTTCGTTATACTTATCTTCTGAGATATCAAATAACATATCGTAGATATAGTCTGAAGAGAATAGTTTGGTTGCTTGCATTTGAGTTGCTAAGTCAACTTTCTCTTTCCAAAGAGCTACTTTTTCTTGTTCATAAATGATAGAAGGAGTAGTTAATTTAATTTCAAAGTTTACTAAAGACTCTTTGTCGAATCCTTGCGAGTATAAATGTACTAAACCAATTTTAGTTAATTCACTTTCTACAATTCTTTGAATTCTTTCTACTGTTCTAGCAAAACGAATATCTTCTGCTGCAAGAGTTGCTTTACCTGTAAGGTCTTTTTCAAATCCAAAATATGCTTTTGGCACTTTTAGTGCTGCAAACATCTTATCTCTTAAGTATTCGATATCGTTTGTACCATCATACTCCAATCCTTTAGTAGTCTCAATTCTTGTAGATGTATCTCCTCCTCTAACCGGTAAGTAGAAATCCTCCATCATGTTTTGCATGTTGAATTTCAAGTTATATTGACCTGTTTGTGGATCTACATATGGAGTTTTCTTAATATTGTTAATTGTTTTTTGCATGAACTGCTCAACTTCGTTTGGTGGAATAGATCCTACGTTAATGTAGAACATTCTCTTCTCAGGAGCTCTCATGATTCTGTGAATCAACATTGCATCCTCCATTAAAGTCAATTGCTTGTAAATTTTTCTAGCTGGTTCAATATAAGCTCTACCATAAGGAAGGTAGTTTGTATCTGATAGTAATCTGAAATGGGCTACTTCGTAATTATCTAAAGCGATAACTGACTTACTATTATTTGGAATATAGTTTGGATCTGATGAAGAAGCTAATCCGTCTGGATCGATTGAGAATGTTACTTTAGTTGGATCTTCTTTATCCATCCCTTCATGTCTTACCATATGGTAAACTGTATAAGGAAGAACATTATAAACACCAAATTTTTCTGATATTTCTAATTTTAAAAAGAAGTCCCCGTACTTACACATATTTCTAACCCATGACCATAGGTTAAATTCGATGTTCAATACATCGTAATATAAATTATAAAGGACTCTTTGTATGTTTTCGTCTGTAGATTTAATAGAAAGAACCTCTCCCATTGCACTCTTTAGTGTAGACTCATCTGCTAGTATATCTAGAGTGGAAGCAATAAGTGGATCTGAATCCATTGCTTCATAGTCTGAGTAAAGTTGTATCCTTAATGTCTGGTAATTAAGGTTTGGGTTAAATATATTTTTATTATTGTAAATATATAGACGAGAGAATCTATCCAATAGTGAATTGGTTTGATATTTCCCTGTTGATTGTATGTGATTAATATCAGCAATCTTCAACTCATCCCCTCCTACGTTTCTAACTAATATATCAGTCGAGAATAATCTCTGGAGAGAGTTAAATAAATTTCTTTCTGCCATTTTAAAATGTTTTATTTATAAATAGTAACTTATCTTATTAGCCAGGTTAAGTCCTCTTGACCATATGGCGTTTCCATAAGATAAGGATTATTCTGCATAGGAGCAACGTTATATACGCCAGGATCTCTTTGATTCAATCCAACAAAAGCATTCATTGTAGCTCTTGAAAGATCCATTCCTTGTTGTCTCATACGAATAGCTGTATCTCTAACATATAAAGCTGTTGCAAAAGCCATAATTAAATCGTCGTTATACCCCGATTGTGCCTGTGCTTTACCATTTCTCCATATGAATACTCTCATTTCGGCTAATAACCTCTTAGATTGCACTATAACCGATCTTTCCCGTATGTATTCAGTCATTTTAGCTATTACCAGAGGTCTTGTTTTAAGAGACATTGTGAATCCAGGTACTAATTTATCTCTTTCGTACTTAGCCATATACGATTCAACTGTCTCATTATCTGATCTTGATGAATAGTATAGGTTTTTATACTCTCTGGATAGTACTTGTTCAATGGTTGACCATCCAATATTGGCATTCTCTATTACTAGAAGTGCATCACAGTACTCTGTTGCTATTCCTACCAATACGTTTCCGTATTCTTTAGGTGATATCTTACCTTTATATTCTGCCACTTGTGTACAGCTTTCGATATCAAAGACATGGAAGCCAGAGTAGTCAGTAGAGTCCCCTCTAGCGACATCGGCAACAACCATATAAGACTTTTGATAGTCAGGTGATTCCCATATCCAAAGATTTCCATCTACGCCTCTCTTTTCCATCGGCTCTTTTACATATGTCTCTTCGTAAAAAGCCATATTTTCAACCTCAATTACTGAATCTCCAGATGATAGGAAGTCACAGTCACACTCTTGAGCGGCATGTTTCTCTCCTAATTGTCTTGATTGTTCATCTCTCCAGTCTTGTGCTCTTTCAGGATGCACATCCCATTTTAATTTAACTGGTACAAACCCATTCTCTCCTGCTTCAGCTTTTTCCCATGTTTTATGGAACCAGTTTCCTACACCATTTGGAGTAGAAAGAGCCATACATTGACCCCCTGTAGCAAGTGTTTGTTGTGCTGCAGTAAATGTTTCTTCAATATTATCAATGAAAGCAGCCTCATCTATTAGCAGTAACGATACCGCTTCTGAACGAGCAGCATCTGCATTAGATGATTTAGCTGTGATTTTAGAACCGTTTTTAAGTCTAAGAGATAATTTATTCTTCTCTGTAAAGGGCAACTGTAACCATTTTGGTAGATTCTCATACATGAAAATCGTCTTAGTTACAAGGTTTCTAGCTGTTGCTTGAGTAATTGCTAATGCCAGTACGTTCTTATCTTTATGAAAGATCATTAACCATAAAGCGTAGGCCGAGGCTAATGTAGAGATTCCTAACTGTCTTGATTTTAGAGTTATCAACATCTTTTCATCTCTGAATAAATGTAATACTCCTTCCTGGAATGGGTAGAGGTTAAATAAGATTCTACCTCTTGTTGGATGCTGTATGTAGCAATACTTCTTCATGAAGTAAGCCGGATCTTTTGCACACTTTATGTACTCCTGTGCTACTATTTGTTTTATATCTGCTTGTGACATATTATATACTTATATATTATAAATATGTGTATATAAAAAAACCCACCTTTAAGGAGTGGGCTTGTTTACTATTGAGTAATCTTATTTTCTGTTTTCTGCTAAGAATTTTCTTAAGTTGAATCCTTCTTGTAAAGCTTCTACTGCTTTTTCTTTAGCTGGAGTTTCTTTCTTTTCTTTACCTGAGAATTTTTTATCAAATTCTTTTCTTAATTTCTCTTCTGCTTTTCTTAATGTTGCAATATCTTTACGCATTTGCTTAACAGCTTTTTGATCGATATGCTCAGCATGCTCTCCTTCTTCTAAAGACCCTACTTTAGCCTCTAAAGCCTCGTAAACTCTTTTCATCTCATCCATTTTGTATTTGTGAGCTGCTTCGTTAGTACCGTGTTCAATCTCTTTCATCAATTCTTCAATTGATTCATATTTTGGAAGAGGTTTTGCTTCTTCTATATTAGCTTCTCCTTCTGGTATGTTAAGTTCTGGTGCTGGGTTTGGTAGTTGATTTGGATCGTCTTGACGTCCCATTGTATAATCTACATTTTCTTCTCCTAAAGCATTTTGAACCATTTCTACTAAACGTCTTTCTTTAGCAGTTAATTTACTTTCTGCTAAAGCTTCGTCAACTTTTTCAGTATAAGCCATATCCTCGCTAGATGCTTCTTCCATACCATCTTCTTTCTTTGCTTCTAAGTATAGCTGATCATCGTGAATCATTTGGCTTACTAAATCGTAATTTTCTTCTTGAAACTGTACTAATTCTTCGTCTGTTAATGGAGTACCGTCTTCGTATTCTGCTGCTGCAATATATGCATCTACAAAGTCTGGGTAATCTTCTGTATCTATTCCATCGATTTCTACCGATCCAACGTTTACCGGTTTACCGTTAAACTCTATTCCTTCTGAAAGAAGCTGTGCATTTTTAGTAAGTTTATTCTCTGTTAAGAATGTTCTTAAGTTGAAATTATCTGCCATTGTGTTTTATTTTTGTTTATAAATAGTTTGTTTTTAACTAAAAAAGTTCAGAGTATATTGTATTAAGAGCCTTAAACACTTTATCTGATACTTTTTGTTGTACTTCTTCTGATGAATATTTTAAATTTACTTCTAAGTCAATAGCTGTATTAGTACCTCTTGAACTACTATACACAAATTCTGGTGTAATATTGAGGTGTTTTCCTGAGGTATCTGCACTAATTATTGCTTTACCTGCTGCATCCACTACTCCCCAAGCTTTTTCTGTTACTGATATTTTACTTTGTAGGAAAGTATTTAACGCTTTATTAAGATCATACTTTACCACATGGATAACAATTCCTGTAAGAAGTTTCTGTTTATATATCTTTTCTATCCACACAAAAACCTCTTTATTTAACTCTCCTGCTATTTTTTTAGCAATAGAGGATAATCGTTTATTAATATTATTATATGTTTCGTCAGGAATCTTACCCTGTAGTTCACTTATAGAAAGATTTTTTAGTGTAGGGTCTTGCTTGTATAATGCATTTAAAGTACTTACTACTTCTTTAGAATCAGAAGGACTTATATTTACTTCATCCGAACCTAATCCTATAGGTTTTCCTTTTGCAGTTGTTTTCAGTGAAATATGATGCCCGTTTATTATTATATCTGCAAGTCCTTGAGCTCCTCCAACGTGTTGAGCTTGTACATTGTCTACGGTATTAAGTAACTTTGTTAATAATACTTCTGAGATTGTTCCTAAAGAATTTGGATCAAAATAATTAAAGATAGATAAGTACTTTGAGTAAGGTACTTTTATATTTTCAAAAGCACTTCTTAATACTGCTAGATCTTCTTGAGTTACTCCATCCTCTTTCTTTTTTTCTGGTTTTTCCTCTTCCAAGACTACCCCATATTCTGAATAAATCTCTTTCAATATTTTTATATCGCTAGGATTATTCATATCCGGGTATCCTTTTTTACAACGGAAAGCCCATTCTGCAACTATTTTATCTATTACGCTCATTAAAGTGCTTCTGGTGTTTCTGGTTCTGCTCCTGCTTCTTCTTCCCCTGCTGGTGCTTCTTCTGCTCCAAATTCAGCTGCTGGCTCTCCTCCAGCTTCTCCACCTGGAAAATCTCCTCCTCCTCCACCTGCTGGTGCTGCTGGATCTGCTCCGAATTCTTCTCCACCTGGTTCTTCACCTTGTGTGATTGGTCCGTTCTTAAGTATATCGTTTATCTTATCTAAAGCTTGTTGATAGTCTTGTAAAGTATCTAAGTAGTATTTTTTACCTTCTATTTGTGCTTCAAATCCTTTACCCATCCATTTTAAGTTAAATGATTGACCGTTTTTAAGATCAACTGCAAATGTGGAAGGTTTTGGTGCTACCCATCTTATATCTGTTACAAATTCTGGATATTCTTTTGTAAATAGAGATGTTATTGCTTTCTTTACTGTAGGAAATTTTCCTAGTATTTCATCTGTAGATGTCTCTAATACTGCTCCTTCTTCTTCTTTAAGAACTTCGATATATGCTTCAAGCATTAATTCTCTCAGTTCTTCTTTAGTTATCTTTTTAGAGATAGTATTTCTTCTGTTTTTTAAGTATTTATCAGTCTTATCGACTTTTCCATCATTATTAATATCGTCATCCTCTTTTCCAACTGCATCTAATGCTTCATTTTTAAAAGGTCTTGGACAAGGTGTACCCTTAACATGGGTATGTCCACATCTTCCGCAATATGTAGCTTTCTTTTCATTTAAAGCTATTGCAAGTGCTACAGGTTGATGACCCTCTTCATCTTCTTCTGATTCTAGGTATCCTGCTGCTGAGTCTAAATAATCTTCTGCTTTTGTTAGCTTGGCTTGAACCCATGCATCTAATTGCTCGTTATCTCCTATTATATTCATCAACTTACTTGCATTGGATTGAATAGATTTTAACTGTGCTTTTGCCATTGTAGATTCGTCGTCTGATTGTTTCCAATCATCTTCGTTTAATTCTTTTGCAAATTGAGAAGGATCTGTCGGCTCTTGCATTGCTGCCATATTATCATATTCAGCATCTGTAGGTTCTCCCACATACTTTTTCATTGCATCACCTAGTTTATCTTCTAACTCAGGAGTAGGTAGAGAAACAGTATTACCTTGTGTTATCACGAAGTCTACTAGCTCTAATGGTTCGTTTCCTAAGTCTAATATGATAGCAGTACCTTGTGGGTTTAGGTCAAATTTAAAAGTATCTACTCCTTTTTCATTTCCATATTCAACGTGGATATTAAATCTATCAACTCCTATTCCTGTAAGTCTTAGTTTTGAGATTTCATCTCCTTGAGCTCTAAGAACTTTTACAAGAGATTTAGCTACTGCTTTTCCTACAGCTGCTGATTCTTGAGCAGTATATTTTCGTACTTCTTCTTTTATTCTCTTACCATCTGCAGTATCAATTTTTGCAATATCCTGATTATCTTTCAAACCTGTAAGTTCATCGTCTTTTTTATATTCGATCGTCTTCTTTTCTCCTCTAGCTGTTTGGATAAATGCTGTCTTTTCTCCTGCTTCTACTATTCTTACTAATTTCTTCATATTATAATATCTAAAGATAGTTATTTTTAATCATATATACAAATAAATAGTAAATTATTTTACTGACAATGGTAATTTAAGTATCTCTGCAATGCTTTTGCATAATGAGTACCCTTGTCTTCTAATTTACTTCTTTCTGCTCTTACTTTTGAACAGGTAAGTTTACCTAACCTTTTTTTTAAAATACCCGGTTCTACTGGGTCATGTTTACCTTCTTCTATGTTGGATAATTTATCGTAATATTTAGGATCTTCATATACATGGTCAAAAGCTATTTCCATAGCAATATCTAAATCTGTTGTATGTTCTGATTCTGTCTTTACTCCTTTTACTATCTGCTTTATGATTTGATCTAAAGGAAGATTATGCATTGTAGCTAAATCTCCAATAGTAGCAAACTGTGCTAGTCCTCCCGGTATTTCACTAGGAGCAGGTGTTGAAGCATCTAATACCTCTTTAATTATCTTTTTTAGTTGACTTTTTTTCATTTTCTAAAGTGTAGTAGTAAATATTTTCATTACCTTTTTCCATTGTCCATTTATCGGAAACTGATTCGCAAAACCACTCTTTATTATCAATCATCCAATCCGGTTTTTCAGGAAATGGTTGAGTTACAAAAGACATATCTCTCCACATTAATCTATTATTAGGCTGAAGAGTAAAATTTCCGTTATCTAATTTAATTAGATGTGCTGCCTTGTATTGTGTTGGTTCGTTAGAATATGGATTATTAAACCAATCAAAGGTCATAATATAATTTCCCCACTCTTTACTACCGTCTTTAAATATTGCCTTTACTCTTGATTGGAGTAAGTAATCGTATGCTGTACATGATACTTCATGTCCAAAACAATCCCATAGTTGTAAATGGTCTAAAGCCATTTTTGGTGCATCATCTTTCCAGGCAAGCATATGAATTGGAACTCTTGATCTAACAGCTCCTTCATCAGTCATTATATGGAAGGTAAGAGCTCTACCTCCTACAGATTGTGCTCCAAATACTATTACATCTTGCATACCTTCTCTCCCGTCATGCTGGTAGAGGTGTTCTATTCTCATCTTAGCATAGAAGTGAGGTATAGATGTATTTAGTGTTGACATTATTTATTCTTTATTAGCAATTCTCCTAGTACTTCTAGTCTTCCTACCTCTCTTTGAAATTCAATTTGAGTCATATCTAGAGAGATCTTTTTATAAGTCTCTTCGTACTCTTTCTTTGCTTGTTCCATATCAAGCTTTCCTTCAGAAGCTTTTTTATAATACGGAGCTTTTACTTTGAAATGATGCCAGGTTAGCAAAGCAAGTCCTCCTTTTTCTTGAGCATTTGATGCTATTTTAGCTGCACCTTCTCCTCTGGTTTTAGCGAAGTCTTCTAATACCTCTTTTGCTTCTTTTAATAGTTGTAGTAGCTTCATATTATTTTGTAATTTTTACACAGATGTCTTTTCCATCTTTAGTACCAGCATACCTGTATCCCTTCCAACAAGCTTTACCGTCAACGCCTTTTACTTTTTCTGAAAGAACTTCTTTTACAAGTTCATGAATTGCTTGTTTTACCTTTGCATATCCTGAACCATAAGGTGCTGCTTTACCTGCTTGAGGGTTATCTGCTTCTTGTAGTAATTGTTTTAATTTTTTACTACTTCCCTTGTCCATTGTAAAGTTTTTTATAGTTCTTAGAACTCTTCAATTTTGAAGTTTTAGATTTTGCATGAACTCCAGGTCTAGATACTTTAGGTCTCTCTATTTTAACGGAAGATTGTGCTGCTTTTGCCATAAGTCAAATACTATTTACTGTTTAAAAATAAATAGTAACAAAAACTTATTACTCTTCTATATGACTTTTTATATGCTTTAAATATTCTTGAAGATTACTGTTTATTTGTTCTTTAAATTTCGAATCATTACTATTCCAGTCTTCTAAGTCTCCTTGTTCTGTTACAAAGCTATTAGTTGTCTCTAATGTATCCAATACCCATTGTTCAATATCTCTTGCAAAAGCTTTAAGACTTCCTTGCATCATATTCTTTTCATATGATTCATATAGACCTGCTTTTCTTAATTCTGCTTCATAATCAATTACACAATCAAAGCACATCTTATGTATCTTATACATTTTATGACTGAGATAATAATTCATAGATCCTTTACATTTTGGACATGCTAAAGGTATTTGTAAAGCTTTTTTTGCTGAGTCTAGTTTTGTAATATTTTGTCTTAATCCATCTTTAATAGTCCAGTTTCTTCCATTCTCTTCCCAAATGTCTCCCTCTTTATAAGCAACCTGTGCTTTAGAGTATCCAACACCGTCTACAGTCTTTGCTGAGAAGTCTTTTTTAACTAAATTTCTAGCTCTATTTACGTCTTTTGATTTGAATTCTTTTTTAAGTAAGCTCTCGCCCATAACCAAGTTGTTTTAATTTATTAATAACCGATTGTATTTCTCCGTCTTTTACCTCTATTGCTATTCCTCCTTTAGCAGAAAATGCAGCGAGGTTGGAAGGCTTATCGTCTATTAATATAGCATTTTCATTTGCAAAATCCGACTTAGCATCTCCAAACCTAAATAAGACTTCAGGGGCAGGTACTAGGTTTTCTTTTACCCATAATCTTTTACCAAGTCTTGAGGTATTGTCTCTGGAAGGAGATGTTAAAAGTTTTGGTCCGTATGGTTGTATAAAGTTCCATAACTCTCTACCATTTGGCATCCATTCCATTTCTGACCAGAACTCTAATCCAATATACTGATCAATAAACTTCCAAAACTCTTCTGTTCCTTCTAGTTTATCAAAGTGTTTAGGCCTTGTTACTTGAGCAATTGTCGCTTTTGAATAGTACTTTGGACCTTCTTGTTGTAATAATGTAACAAATCTCTTTTCAAAGTCTGTTAATACTCCATCCATATCACAATATATCTGATATTTAGGCATGAAGTCTGATTCTTCTAGTAATAAGTCTGCTAATTTTCCCATAACCTTTTTATTTTTATAATGTTTGTTTTAATCCTAATGCAGGAAGTCTGTTACGCCATAATGTAAGTATTTCCTCTCTTTCTTGAGGTGTAATATCTTGAGCATCTAAGTAACTATTTACAACATCTGCAAATGGTCTTTTTTCTTTTTTAGCTCTAAAATACATTCCCTGTAGGTTTGCATCTATTTCTTTTTTAAGTTTAAAATAATCTCCTATTGGCTTTTCTCCTGCTCTTATCTTATCTCTTTTTGCTAAATCACCTCTCATTATTTTAGAAGGATTTGTAGATACTCCTCCTTTATTATGTGTTAGGTGTTCAATTTCATGTCTGAAAAGATCTTTTAAAGTCATTGAAATCTCTTCCCAAAAGCCTGGTAATAGTTCTGGATCAATAGCGATATCTACTATAATAAAATCTCCATCTTCGTCAAAGCCTGCTCCTGTACTTTCTAAGACTTCCATTTTACCGGTTCCTGGTGTTAGTACTAAAGTACCTTCTACGTCGAATTCTACATCACCATTTGAATAAGTTTCTTCAAATCCTATACTCTTTTCTCCTGCATTAAATGCTTCTTTCCAGCCTCTAAACAAGTCTGATGATGCTTGATTACTAATTTTATCGTATCTTCCTTCTGCCATAACCTCTTTATTACTTTTTAATCCGTCTTCCCAGTTTCTAAATGTAATATTACCCTTTAGGTAAGCTTCTTTTTCTATTTCCTGTAAGTAATCGTCTTCATTTGTATTAGTAGTAGCTGCTAATCCTTCAAGTCTTCCTTCCATATTTTGCATATGGTGAATCATTTCATGAGAGAATGATCTACAGA